ATGGATCAGGTGGTACTGGTACTGGCACTGGAGCGAATGGAACTGGAACTGGTACTGGGGGTGGAAGTGGTGTTATTGGTAGTGCCGGATTAGGGTCAGGTGATACAACTGGTATTAATCTAGAGACTGACACTAGTATTGGTACTGGTGGTACTGGAGTTGGTGGTACTGGAGTTGGTACTATTGGTGGTATTGGTACTGGAGATGGTGGAGCATTTAGTGGAGCAGGTAGTACTACTAGTGGTGGTGGTACTGGAGTTGGTGCTACTGGACTACAGGGTACTATTGGTGGTGTTACTGGTGGAACGAGTGGCGTGAATCCAAATGCATTGAATCAATTAGGAGCAACTGCCCCGGGTCTAACATATAATCAGAGTGTCGGATTATCAATATCTGACAAGGCTGCCCTACTTGGTTTAGGTGGTACTGTATCTATCTTTCCTACTATCATAGCTAATTTACTTGGAGACTTAGACTTTCATCTAGCAAGTAATATTGGTCAAGACTTAACAGGTAAGCTATGTGGTGCTTATAACGATATACTAGAAGACTTAACTAAAGTATTTGCTGTTGTAAAAGCAGGCAAGGCACTATTAAGTCAAGTCGAGAATCTACTAGAGAAAGATGTTAAGAAGTTAGCCGAGAGTATTAAACAGAAGGGCATACTACAGACACTATTAGATATACTCAAGCAGATTATTGAGGAAGCAGTGAATGCCGCTAGAAAGGCAGCCACAGCCGCTATTGCCGCTGTACTAGGTGCTGTATATGGAGTTGCTAAAGCATCAATGGCTGTAATGAAGAAGGCAGGTAAGATACTACAAGACATACAGAACTATATGCAAAGTGCTACTGTAAGGGGTATGATAGAAGATATGGAGAAGCTAGTTGCTGAGTTAGCCTCTTCATTCGAGAGACTTACACCAGAGAACATTGCGAATCTTATGTTTAGATTATGTCAAATGGCTCGTGATCTACAGATGATACTCATGGCGCCTGCGATTAAGATGCAGAGATTTGCGGGTAGTTTGTTTAGTGAGAGTGCTGTACTTAAAAGTCAGAATGCTGTGAACACACAGAAAGCAGTTAAGTATGGTGCTTTACGAGTGAGTGATGAAGATAGAAAGGCAAAGAAAGATAAGATTATCGCCAAGCAACAATCCACACCCCCATCTAATAGAGAAGCAGACTATCTTACGAATGAGGGTATTACGCAAGAAGAGATGTCAGATATACTTGCTCTTCAGGGTAATCCAGAAGCAACCTTTTTAACACCACAGATAACCTTCTCTTCTAAGGTAATATCTAATAAAGAGTTTCAGAATCTAAGTGATAAGCTATTAGCCCGAGTAATAAGAGTACAGAAGCAGACAGGGCATAGTTATGAGATCATCTCTGGTAGAACAAAGAAGAGTGGTAATCCAAAGCGTATGGGTGCTATTGGTAATACAATACACAACACTGGATATGCTGTTGACATTAAGGTAACAGAAGCACAAAGAGATGACACTATAGTAGCCGCTAGTAGAGCAGGCATTACTGGTATTGGTGTATATAAGAATCATATACATCTTGATACAAGTGCCCGACGATCATGGGTATCTGGATATAGTGGACAAGCACTTGTGGATATAAAACAGCTTACAGAGAAGCATGATATAGATGGATTTAGAAAGAAGCGTTCATAATATACGCATAAATATATAACGGTATAGATAGGAACTATAATGGCAATCACACCAAGAACTAAAACAAGAGAATTCTTTTCAGACTTTGGATCAAATTTAGAGAAGATCCCAGGTCGATCTGATCTTGCACGAAAGGTTAATGAAGCCGCTGTAAAAGAAAGTGTAAAGAATCTTGTGTTGACAGATCGTGGAGAGCGATTAATGCAACCAGAGATAGGGTGTGATATAAGAGGTAGTCTATTTGAACTCGCTACGCCTAATACTATTCTAATACTCAAAGAGAACATAAGAACAACATTGAGAACATACGAGCCTCGCATTGTAGTAAAAGATGTAGTCGTACAGGGCAATGTAGATAGAAATGAGATATCTGTTGAGATTATATTCAGTGTAATAAATAGTAACAGAGACTCATCAATTACAATCGATCTTAGTAGGGTAAGATAACATGGCAGATATATCACCGGCAACAAATCTTGACTTTGATGCTATTAAAGAAGAACTCAAGACATTTCTAAAGAGCCAAGACCAGTTTAAAGACTATGACTACGAAGGCTCTAATATGAATGTACTATTAGATGTGCTATCGTATAACACATTCTATAATAGCTATTACTATAATGTTGCTATTAGTGAAATGTTTCTTGATAGTGCTACACAGCGTAATAGTGTTATCTCTCATGCAAAGGAACTTAACTATCTGCCTACGAGTAGACGTAGTGCAACTGCTAGAGCAACTATTAGTATATCATATCCTGGGCGAGATAGCAACTACTTTCCACTACCAAAGGGATTGCCATTAATTGGTCGCTGTGGTAATAAGACATATAACCTTCTGACAGATAAGGCATATAATGCTGTACGAGACCCGAATAACAATAATGTATTTACTATGGACATTGATGTATATGAAGGTCGTTTAATAAAAGAAACTATTAATATCAATGACACTGTATTGTCTAACCCTAATATAGACACACGAAGTCTTGAACTGACTGTCAATGGCACTGAGTACACTTATCGCTCTGATGTAACTGGTGTAGCACAAGTTGACAATGTATTCTATTTACAGCCCGAGAATGATGGGAAGTATTCAGTACAGTTCGGAAAGGACAAGTTTGGTAAACAGCCAATCGTCACTGACTCTATTGTAGCAGAGTATAGAATAACTTCCGGCGCCGATGCCAACGGCATCGAATCATTGACTCTAGGCGCTTTTGGCGGCGCTAGTTCGATAGACGTTGTGGTGCATTCACCATCTTCGGGTGGAAGAGATGCAGAAGATATTGAATCGATTCGAGCGTTTGCACCAAAGGCGACTCAAGTACAAGAGAGAGCAATTACAAGAAAAGACTATGAGACTCTACTGCGTTCTCGTTTTCCTAACATTCAGGCTATATCAGTATATGGTGGTGATGAGATTTATCCACCACAGTTTGGTAAGGTCATTATCTCTGTTGACGTAGTAGGTGGTGAGGGTGTTGCTGACTATGAGATTGCTAACTTTAAACGCTATCTATCTGATAAGACTCCACTAACGATTGAGCCTATCTTTCTAACTGCGAAGTTTATGTTTGTAGATACAAATGTAGGCATTACATATGATCCACAGTTAACAAGTAAGTCACCGGGTCAAATACAAAGTGAAGTTGATCTTGCCGTTACAGAATATCAGAATACGAATTTAAATGACTTTAATAAGACATTAAGACAATCAAGACTAGCGGCTTATCTAGATGGTCTTGATCCTTCGATTGTATCTACTGATATCTTTACTCAACCTATTATTGAGTACTCGCCTGATCTAGACATTACTAAGTCTCCGGCATTCTCGTTTGAAACGAAACTAGTTCAACCATATCCATTTGATGAAGACAATGGCTTTGATACATTCCAACCTGCTATTATAAGTACTCCATTCACTGTTGAGAATGAAGTCGTGACTTGTAAAGATGATGGTCGAGGTAACATGATGCTTGCTGTTGCTGATGGTAACACCGAGAGAGTATTCAAGCCTATTGTTGGAACTGTTGATTATCTAACTGGTGACGTTAAACTTATTGATCTAACAATCAGTTCGTTCTCAGGCAAAGCAATTAAGTTCACGGCAAACACAGTAAATAAAGATATCAAGCCACCAAAAGATCGTATCATTATGATTCGTGGTGAAGATGTAACAGTCACAGTAACTCCATTGGAATCATAATATGCCCGTTGAAGTAAGAGACAATATCTATTCTGACATAGCGAGCCAGTTCCCTGCTGTCTATCGTGAGAATAACGAGGTCTTCGTTGAATTTATCGAGGCTTATTATAAGCATCTTGATGAAAAGATTACTCGTGATGTTCCCAAAATAGGTGACATTGATAAAACTCTCAATAGCTTTCTTGTCTATTATAAGAAGAAGTATCTTTCTGGTTTACCATTCGAGCCTAGTGTAGATGTTCGTTTTATTCTTAAACACATTAAAGACTTCTATGTAAGAAAGGGTACAGAAGAAAGTTTACAACTATTGTTCCGTATGTTCTTTAATGAGAACATTGAAATTCAATATCCATCTAGAAACATCTTTAGACCAAGTGACTCACTATGGGGCGGTGAACAGTTTCTTGAGATGAAGTCAGTCTTTGATGTTGGTGGATATCCTATAAGGCGTGGTAATACGATTCGTGGTGACTTGTCGTCTGCTTCTGCGTTTGTCGATGATATTGTATTTGTTAATATCAGTGGCTCTGTCACCCCCATTGTCTATATGTCTAATCTTAAAGGTAAGTTTACTGTAAACGACTCGCTTGAGGTTATCTCTGCTGATAACGAAAACGTAGAAACTATTGTCAACGTGGGTAAACTTATTAATGGTTCGATATCGAGTATTGAAGTATCTAATGCAAATCGACTACCATCAAACAGAGTTGGTGACGAAGTACTTTTAGCATCAAGGAAAAATGGTCTTGGTGCAACAGGCACAATAGCAGAGGTGAGTTCAGAGTCTATTGGTAGTATTGACTACGAAATCGTAGATGGTGGATTTGGATATATCAAACCTGGGACACTACAGTTTAGTCTCACTGATGAATACTTCAATGACATTGCTGTAAGTAACAGAGTAATTGTGTTACATAATGATCAGGTATTAGATATTAAGGGTGGAGATACAATCATCTTTCCTGGGTCAACTGTAGACCATGATAACAGAGTAGCAAATGGAGTTCATTATAGTGTAACTGGTGCGGCACGAGTTGTCGATTACAGACACCCAATGCTTTTCATTGAAACTAGGTCTCTGAGAGATGATGTGTTTGACTATCTTACTGATACATACACCAATGCAAATGGACAAGTTCGTAATGTGCTTTACGATAACTATTTTAATGCCCTTGCTAAATTTAATGATAATGCCGCCAGTAGAGTATTCCAAGTTCCACCAGAAAAGTCAGATCAGGTTAAAGAAATATACAACAAGCTACCAGACGACAATGGTAATATATTGGGTAACTTTACTGGAGACAGTCAAGATGGTGACTTATCACAACCATCAGTAAAGGTAAATGACAGAGACTTTGAAATTGTATTTAAGTTTCTTCAGAGCGTAAACAATGGTATTCAAGATGCTGAACTAATTAATAATGTAGAGACAATTAATGCTATAATTAGAACTGGTGGAGACATTCCACCTCTATCTGGTACTGGCGTTGTGAACAACACGCTTCTTCAAGCAGAAACTGCTGATCGTATGCCAACAATCGCTCCAGTTCCCGCAGGACCAGGTGGAAATGGTAGTGCTAATGATACTCTAGGTCTTAGTGGCTTCATGAATCTATCTTTAGGTGATCTTGAAAATGGACAATTCTATACGATTGTCCACCCAGGAACTACTCTTACAGAAGCTGACTGGAATTTGATTGGTGCAGAAAAGGGAATGATTGGTACTGATTTTAAATTTGCTGATGCAGACTTACATTTTGTAACGATTGAAGGTCAGACACCGGCTAGTGTAACACCGACAACACTTGCTAGACATGATGCAGTTTTTGCTAATAATAAGCAAATTCTTGCTAGACTATATCGTTG